ATCGTACCCGCATCCAATGGTTCCATCAATCTCAAAACAAAAAAGCGAGAATCTTATCCAACTCGACATGGGTCATGGATCATGTCTATTTCCCTGCTAACTGGCGCGATCGTTGGCCTGAGTTTTATCAAGCTATGATGACTTATCAACGCGAAGGTAAAAATAAACACGATGATGGACCCGATGCGGTGACAGGGGTCGCTGAAAAAGCGAATTTAAATCCAGCCAACTTGGAAGAACGGATGCAGGCGGTCCAAGCATTTTTTAGATAGGAGGTGTCGACTTGATTACTCAATTTTTAAAAGGAACTCGTTTCCACGAGAACGCAAATGACATATTTAAAATGTCTAGAACGGAATTCAAAGATCTAGATTTCACGGCCAGTGCGTTTACTGAACGTTTAACCCAGATGATTGCAACTCATGAAACCCACCAAGTCCCCAGACTAAAAGAACTCAAGCGATACTACTTAGCGGATAATAACATTAACTACCGTCCAGCTAAGACCGACGAGAGTGCCGCAGATAATCGAATTGCCAGTGATTTTGCAAAGTACATCACAATCTTTGAACAGGGCTATATGTTGGGGAAACCCATTGAGTATAAAAATGAGCAGGAGGGGTTACTTGAAACCATTAAAGAATTCTCTATTCAGAACAACGAAGATTATCATAATGTCTTAATTAAAACAGATCTCAGCATCTATGGTCGGGCATATGAATTACTTTATGTAGATGATGAAACAGGGAGGGTTAAGTTAGTACACTTGGACCCTGTTCAGACTTTTGTAGTCTATGATGACACGGTAAAAAAGAATTCGCTGTTTGGTGTTAGACACTATGAAATGGATTATGGCGTCAATGAAAAACGTCAATTTGTTGAAGTTTACACTCAAGACGCTATTTTTTATTACATGACGGATCGACAAGCCAGTTTAACATACAAAGAGCAAGAAGATCACTATTTCAACGGGGTGACCATTAACGAATATGCCAATAATGAAGAGCGTACTAGCGCATATGAGGCGGTCTTAGACTCGATTGATGCCTATGATTTATCGCAATCTGAATTAGCAAATTTTCAACAAGATTCGGTCGATGCCTTACTAGTCATTAAGGGAAATCCCTACACAGGGCAGACAACAGACAATCAGGATGAAGACAGTCGACTACAAGTGGCTAAGAAGTTTAAACAGGCTAGGATTTTAATCCTAGACGATAATCCAAATGAAAAGGGGTCAGAACCCGATGCGTTTTACTTAAAAAAAGTATATGATAGCCAAGGGGCAGAGGATTATAAAAAACGTTTAGTGAGCGACATCCTGAGATTTACGTTTACCCCAGATGTGACCGATCAACATTTTGCTGGGGTTCAATCCGGCGAGTCTATGAAATATAAGATGATGGCCAGTGATAATAGACGAGTGACGCAAGAGCGGTTATTTGCAAAGTGTTTAATGCGCCGTTTACGTTTAGCCGTTAATGTTTGGCAAATTAAATTTAATGCTAGCTTGACTTATGATGAAGTCAATCAGACCAAGATTATCTTTTCTCCAAACATTCCCCAAAACACGAACGAGTTGATTGAAAATGTTCGTCGGGTTTACGGGATTGTCAGTGATGAGACCTTGCTAGAGTTGCTGAGGCAGTTTACAGGGATTGAGGCAGAGGAGGAGCTGGAGCGATTAAAAGAAGAAAAGAAGTCTCCTGCTATTGAACCCAGACGCCCAAAGCCGGAGGAAGTGACGGTTCATGCAAAAGAAAACTAGCGAATATTGGGTTAAGCGGATGGATGATATATTTAGCTATCTAGATGAAAAGGATCTGGATTTTTTTTATGAGATCCAAGATGTTTACCAACGGTACTCCAAACAGATTCAGAAAGAGCTATTTGCTTTTTATCAACAATACGCGGATGAGCAGGGCATCTCATTAACCGATGCAAAAGCCAAACTCTCCAAAGAGGATTTTAGTGATTATGCTAGATTGGCCAATGAGTACCGAGAGGCTGCTAAAAAAGATCCTGAGGCTTTGAAACGTTTAGATGACAGGTACCGAGCCTCAAAAGCTAATCGCTTAGAGGCGCTGAACTTAGAGATGGATTACGCTCTGTTACAAATGAATGGTCAGTTACAAGTTTCTTTTGAGCGTTATCTAAAGGGCGTGGCAAAACACGTTTACCGGAAAATCAATTTTGGAAATACGTCAGGTACATTTGATGAAAAAGCGGTCAGAACGCTTATTAACATGAAGATTGACGGTGAGAACTTTTCAACTCGCATCTGGGGAAATACCGACCGTTTATCCGAAAAACTTAAGGAAACCTTAATGGATGGCTTTATCCGTGGAAGCAGCTCTGCTGAAATGGCGAGGGAGCTAAGGAAAGCTTTTAATGTGACGAGAGCTCAAGCTGAAACGTTATTAAGATCAGAAAGTACGTTAGTGGCTAATTTAACCGCTGCTAAACGCTACATGGAAGAAGGGTTAACCAAGTATCAATACTTGGCGTATATAGATGGTAAAACAACGGAGATTTGCAAAAGGTTAAATAAAAAGGTGTTTTTACTAAAAGATTACAAACCGGGAACCAATGCGCCACCCATGCATGCCAACTGCAGGAGTGCCATTGTCCCAGATGATGAAGAGATAGGAGCGGTGTAAATGATGGATAAAGGTGAAAAAAACCTCTGCGGTCACAGAGGTTAAGGAATTAATGCAAATAAAAGAGTTACTTCAAGATATCCAGATAAAAGTAAAAAGGGGGGTCTAAGTATGGATATTCCATCAACGGTGAACGTGGCAGGCGTTCATTACCGAGTACAAGAGCAGTCCTTTATTGAGATTGGGGGCAATCGCAATTACCAAGGCGTGTGCGATTACGCCAATACTGAAATCGGCATCTTAGCAGACTTAAGCCAGGAACGTAAAAAACAAACCTTTATCCATGAGCTAACCCACGCCATTTTTTATGAGGCAGGTTTTGAGGATCAAGACGAAGACATGATTAATCGAATTGGAAAAGTCTTGTTTCAAGTGCTAGAAGATCAAACATTTTGATGTCCTTTCCTGCTTGGGACGTTAAACATTAAGCTGTTTCGCTGCCGAGCGTAAAACGAGATTCGAGTGACGGCGTAACCGTTGGGAGGCTAAAGCATGAAAGAAACATTATTACCGTTGCACTTACAGTTTTTTGCAGAGGATGAGACAGAGGAAATGGAAGCCGAGGAAACCGAGAAACAAGAAGAATCCCAGGAAAAAGATGAGGAACAAGAACAGGCAGATAAAGAAGGGAAAGAGAAGACCTTTACTCGTAAAGATCTGGGAAAAATGGTGGCGGCAGAGATCGCCAAAGAAAAAGCGAAATGGGAAAAAGAAGCACAACGCCGTCTAAATGAAGAGTTGTCAGAAGCTGAACGTTTGTCAAAATTATCTGAAAAAGACCGGGCAAAAGAAGAGGAAAAGAAGCGTCTTAAAGCACTAGAAGAACGGGAACGAAAAGTAGCCTTAGCTGAATTACTATCAGCAACCCGGGTTCAATTAGCGTCAGAAGGTGTCCCTGAATCGTTCGCTCCTCGTATTAAAGGTGAGACGGCAGAAGAAATTAGCGAAGATATTAAAGCCTTCCGCGAGGAATGGGACCGTGCGATTGAAAAAGAAGTCAATCAGCGGCTTAAACAAAAAACGCCTAAGACTGGAAGTACTGGATCTAATGCAAGCCGTGGGCAACAACTAGCGGCGGAGATCAACAAAGAAAAAGAACCTTTAAAAATTAAAGGTTGGGATTAAGGAGGATGTTATGCCAAACATATTAGAGCTATTTGACCAAAAAAGTATTTTAGATTATGTCAACAACCGACAATACCCTGCGCTATTGGGGGAACAACTATTCCCCGAGCGAAAAGTACAAGGCTTGGAATTTGACATGCTAAAAGGTGGGAGTAAAGTCCCTATTATTGCGAGTGTCCATGCGTTCGATACGGAGGCGGAAATCGGGAGTCGTGAGGCATCCAAGCAAGCGATGGAACTCGCGTTCATTAAACGTAAAATGCAACTGAGAGAAAAAGATTTAATTGCGTTACGCAATCCAAGAACACCCGCGGAACAAGCCTTTTTAGAAAAACAAGTTTATCATGATTTAGATGTTTTAATTGCGGGGGTACGAGCTAGAGTAGAAGCGATGCGGATGGAGGCCCTGGCAGAAGGGACGATCACACTCGATGAAAACAATTTGGAGGCCACGATTAGCTACCATGTGCCGAAAGACCACCAAGAGGAATTAGTAGGTGAGACGCTGTGGAGCGAGCCAACATCTGATCCGATCGAAGATTTGACACGATGGTCTGAAACACTAGACGGAGTCCCAACCCGTATTTTAACCAGCACACCAGTTCGTAGCGCTTTACTTAAACATCCCAAGGTATTAAAGTTATTTAAAACAGTAGGGGTGCTACCCACTATTGACAACCTAAACTCGGTTTTAAGCCAGTTAGGGTTACCTAAAATTGCAGTCTATGATCAAAAATACCGTAAACAACAAGCAGATGGAGCTTATCAAATCAAGCGTTATTTTCCTTCCAATCGACTAGTGATGATGGGAGACGAACTGTTAGGCGAGACACTGTACGGTGACACACCTGAGGAGTCTCGCTTACTGGCAAGTGGATCCAATGATTATAAAGTCGGACAGGTCTTCGCCACGTTATATGAGTCGAATTTAGATCCTGTCGGGACCTGGATTAAGGCGGCGGCAACGGCTTTCCCATCATTTCCAGCCGCTGATGAAGTCTTTCAAGCAAAAGTGCTATAAAGGAGGTTACGACGATGTATGTATCAAAAAAAACACACGTAGAGGATATCAATTTTTTGAAAAGTCAGCATTTTATTAGTTTTACTCATCAAGCCGATGAAAACACAGAAGGGGTTGTCAAGGGGATCTTACCGGCAGGGTCTATTTTCCCAGCCAATGACCATACAGCAGTCGGGGTGACGATTAATTCCGTGGATGTTTCAAAAGGGCCCCGACCAGTGGGAGTGATCGTGGAGGGGCATATTTTGAGAGATCGATTGCCCCAACCGGTTACACCAGAAGCAGAGCGTGTTTTACTACAGCTTGAGTTTTATCCAAAGCGACCTAGAGTGGCGCCTGAGGATTAGGAGGGGTAAAGGTGGTTGATATGCTATCAAGTGTTAAACGTTTTTTAGGGTTAAACGATACGGATCAAGACGAGTTACTTAAGGAGATCATTCAAGAGAGCAGTGAGCGTATTTTGGATTACATCAACCAAGGTAGGGCCACCCCTTTATCGGTGCTACCTGAACGCACGAACTATATTTTGCGCGACGTGATCCTTAAGCGATATAACCGCATCTCCAGCGAAGGGGCAAGCTCAGATCGAGAAGAAGGGAAAGCGGTGACGTGGGAGTCTAGCTATCTAGCTGAATACGAGGGCGTGTTAAGTCAATATCGCGATCCAAAAGGTGGTAGAGGAGTGGCAATGTTTATATGAGATACGATAAGCGTTGCCTGCTGATTAAAAAGCAGTGGATCGACGGCATGCTGGGTCCAGTTGAAAGTGAGCCGATTAAACAACGGGTCCCTTGTGCTGTGTCTGGTTTATCCATCGAGGATCAACTGTCTGTGTTTGGGAGTTTGCGCCCATCCGCTTTCAAGCTCCACCTGCAAGGTCGACACCAATTAGATCAAGTCGAGTATGAGGGCGTGATGAGGGATCCAGCTGTGATTAAACACCTGAGAAACAAAACGGTGGTGATCGTTTCATGAGTAAAACCGTCAACGTGGTAGGGATGGATCAATTCATGAGATATTTAGCTAAACAGAGTACGGGTGTACAAAATGCCGTGAGTCAGGAGTTAGGAAAATCAGGCAAAAGAGTAGAGAAGAAGGCAAAAGATCTAGCACCCGTGGACACGGGAGATATGCGACAACGCATCTACTCAAAAAAAGTCAGTCCGTTGAGAGTAGCGACTGTTTCGCCTGTTCACTACTCCATCTACGTGGAAGAAGGGACCCGGCGAATGCGAGCCCAGCCTTTTTTGGGCCCCGCCCTAAAAGCCGAAAAACCTTTACTCATGCGTAATTTGAGCCGTATTGTACGAGGGGGAGCTTAAGGATGTCGCCTTATGTTAAATTTTTAAAAGGCGTATCCGAGCCATTGAAGGCTCTAGGATACCCCATTTATTTTAAATTACCCGGTCCTGAAGTAAAGGAACCCTTCATCGTGATTGGGAGTCATGTCGATGATGATAGTGCGACCGCTAAAATGGGTCCATCTATTATTTCAGCGGATTTGCAGATTGATATCTTTCTGCCCGCAGGTGATCGAGCATTAGCTGAGGAAGTGACCTACCGTGCCAGAATGTTGTTAGGTAGGCGACAAAGAGTTTTATCTGATATTAGAATAGACAAAACGATAGGTCGAGAGGTCTATCACGTCATCATTAAAATAGAGGATTATATACGATAGGAGGTTGACACATGTCAAAAATAAACAACGGCGTGGATCGTTTTACAGGTCAAGCCATCTTAGGTAAAAACGTTTGGTACTTTATCCAGTCGGTAGAGGCTAAGGTCGGCGACCCGGGATTGTTACCGGCTTTTCAAACAGACGGAAGTCTAACCCTAGGCGGAGAAAACATTGATGAACAAACGAAACAAGGCCGTATTATTGTCAAGGCGACGGATGAGCACAGTATTGATTTAACCCAATATTTTATTCCGGGTGATGAGTCCATTAAAGTCATTGAGGACGCAAAAATAAGTGGAAAATCGGTCAAAGTGTGGCGTGTCGTAGTAGACGATGAATCAGCGGTAACAGAAGGAGACCACAAGGCGTATCCGGCTAAGTTTGGGTATGGAATGCCGGATCAAATTAGTTACGCAGACGGGAGCGATCTGGTTGAGGTCAGTTATACTTTAAACATTGTCGGCAGTCTTAAAGAGGGGACGTTTCCACTATCCGATGAGGATATTCAGATCATTCGTGATTTGTATGATTATCAGCGCCCAGGAGAAACCACAGGTGATTACGATCAAATAGATAGAACAGAAGAAGGAAGTTCATAAAAAAAACTAAAGAGTCATTTTTATGGCTCTTTTTTAGGAGGAGAAAGCATGCCATTTAACATAGAAGTCAAGAAAAAACCGCTTGAGATTAAATTTAATTACGGGTTAATGTTTGAAGTAAATAAGAAAATGGGCAGTAAGACGAAGGAAGGGGAGCCGATTAATGATGGAGTCGGAACTTTATTTGCTCACCTATTGGAACAAGAAGATGAAGCCGTATTCCAATTAATCCGCTTGGCTTACAAAACTAAAGGTCAAGAAAAACTAGGTGATGCCGATATTCAGGAAGCGATTGAAAAATACGTTGAAACTCATGAGGACGTGGAAAAAGGGTACGAGTGTCTCTTTAATGAAATTAAGGAAGAAATGTTGAACTCGGGTTTTTTCAGAAAAAAAATACAGAAATACATCGAGAATATCGAGCGAGCACAGAAGAATTTGGAAAAGAAAACAGACGAGAAATCTCAGGAACAACTAGAAGCCATCCGCGAGTTACTGCAAAAGATGAAGAAAGACATCTAATTACCGCGTGTGCTAGGTTGGGTTTAACTGATTTATCCTTGATCCGTGATTGTTATAAATGGGAGCTGGACGCTATATTGGAGGGTTTACTCTTACAACGTTTGGATGACCGTGAATCTAATGCTGAATTAGCCTTTAACTTACGCTACACACTCAATGCGAAGCATCCACAGACTCATAAAGTACTGAATAAAAACAAAGAGATGAAAGAGATTCAACGGCTATTCCACGATCAAAGCCAACCATCAGCTGATCAGGATCGAGTCGAGGCCTATCGAAGGTTGATGGAACACTTTAAAAAAAGGAGGGAACCTTAATGGCGTTTGATGGATCCATCCAAGCTCTAATTGGAGCAGACATCACCGGCTACACGAAAGCGATGGGAGAAATCGGAAAAGTGACCCAACAAGCGATGTCACACGCTCAAAAAATAACCTCGCAAGGTGTGCAACAAATTACGAGTACGATATCAACACTTTCTAATGCTTTAAAAAGTAGTCTCCCTCAGTTGTCTAATCTGATTCCGAATGCCTTAGTTGAACCTTTTAGGCGCTCGGCAGGTGAAATACAACGCGTGATGGCCTCAATTGGAGAAAAAATCCCTCCGCCGCTTAAAAATGGTTTTAATTTGGTCAACCAAGCCGCATCTAAAGCGGTGGGATCGATTGGAAAATCCTTTAACACCTTGACGACGATCAGTGCAAGAGTAGGAGCCACGGTTGGAACAGGACTAACCCAATCGTTTAATACGATGGGGACCAAAGCGGCCAAAGCTCTCAATAACATCGGTCAAAAAAAACAGGAAAATATTTCAGTTACCGATCACTTAATCAAAAAAATTGCCGGTTTAGCGACCGCCTACGCGGGTCTTTCCACGTTTAAAAACTTAGTCAGTAAGGCTATTGGGCGAATTGATACCATTGATACCGCTAGGCGATCTTTAACGGTCCTAACCGGTGATGCTAAAGTCGCTGAAACGGTCATGAGCGATTTAACCGACGCTATTGATGGTACCCCGATTGCGCTCGATCAGGTGGCATTGGGAGCTAAAAAAATGGTCGCCTCAGGAATGGAAGCAACCAAAGTACGAGATGTGTTTGAATCCATTGCGGATGCTGCCTACGGGGTCGGTAATGGGGCAGATTCCATTGATCCCATGATTACAGCATTTTCGCAGCTTCAAACTTCGAGCACGGCTTCGCTGGGACCAATCAGAGCCTTAGAGTATCAAGGGGTTCCCGCTCTAAAGATATTGGCAGAGCAGACTGGGGTCTCGGCGGACCAGATGGCTAAAGAGTTAACGGCAGGGTCTGTTAAGTCAACTGATGCGATTGACCTGTTAGTCAAAGGGATCCAAGAAGGAACCGAAACGGTACCCGCCATGGCCGGATTAGCTAAAACGGCAGGGGATACCATCAGTGGCAGTTTTGCTAATATGCGAACGGCCATGGTCACCACAGTAGCTCGTGGGTTAGAGCCGTTTAAAGATACCTTTATCACCGTGATGAAAGGCGTCACAGAGAAGATCAAAGACTTTAGAAATACCGTGATCGGGTCTGAGGAGGTTCAAAACACACTGAAAAATATCGCCTCCGCTTTAGAAAATATGTTTGATCACGTTTTTAACGGAGCTGAATTATCCCAACAATCCCTTGAGACCTTACAGGGAATGGTCAAAAGACTATTACCTTTGCTTTCCGTGTTGGGGACGGCGATGGTACTGGATAAAGGTCTACCTGCGCTAAAATTGTTTAACACTCATCTTTTTTCGTTTGGCGATAAATTAAGAACTTTCCCGAACCTTTTTAGTACAGTGGGTAACAGCATGGGCGGTTTTCTAGGAAAGATCCCATTGATAGGGTCTCAGATGTCGACATCTGCCACCTTAGGGATGGGGGCTTTAGGAAATATGACCTCTGCGATGGGAACGATTGTCCAGTTAGCGATGGCGTCCATAGGGCCCGCCGCTATTTTAGGACTTGTGGTTGCCGGGCTAGGCCTTGTCAATTCGCAGTTTGGTGATGAGATCGATGCCATGTTGCAAAAAGCCATCCAAGAGGGACCTCAAATCATCACCTTATTGGTGGAGGGGGTCACGTCTCAGTTACCTGAGTTAATCGCAAGTGGAACCGAATTAATCGAAAAACTGGCCGAAACCATTACCGCTAATTTGCCAGCCATTGTTCAAGGTGGAATTGAGGTCATCGGCGCACTCGTCAATGGGATAGGAGAAAACTCATCATCTCTTATCGGATCAGCCTTAAGTGTCGTGGCCACACTGTTGGAGTCTATTGCAAGCGGGCTGCCTCAGCTAGTTGCGATGGGGATGGATCTACTGTTAAGTGTAGTAAACGGGATCATTGACAATATTCCATTAATTGTGGGTTCCGTGACTCAGATCTTGGATACGTTTGTGTCTTCCGTTAGCGCTAATTTGCCGCATATTATCCAAACCGGGATTGAAATTTTACTTAGCTTAGTGGATGGGATCATTCAACTTTTACCTGCGTTACTGCCCGTAGCTGCCGATGCTATTGTCACGCTGATAGAGGGTCTGGCATCTGCTATCCCCATGCTCCTGCAGGGCGCAGTTGAAATTGTCAATAACCTATGCCGATTTATCGTCGAGAACTTACCCATGATTTTGGGGATTGCAATTGACATCCTTAAAGCGCTACTAGATGGAATTGTGAGCAATCTAGATGTGATCATTTCCTCGGGGATGGAGATTATGTTTACGTTGGTTACGTCTATCATCCAGATGATCCCAGAGATTTTAAAAGCGGGTTTTGAAATTGTAATCGCGTTAGCGAAGGGGATTTTAGAGGCGATCCCTAAAATCCTCACCGGGGCGATTGATGGAATTAAAAATGGTTTCTCTAGCGCTTGGGATTTTATCCGTGGTAAATCAAAAGATGCGGGGGATGAAGTGGTAGACGACAGTGCAAATACAGCTGACGGGGTAGCCGGTCATTACACACAACTGTCTGATGACATCAAATCACCCATGGATCATTTTAGTACAAATGTGATCCATGACAGTCAAGCGGCAAGTATGAGTGCGATCAATTTTGCCTCAGACACGCAAAAGCAAGTGGATAGCCATTACTGCGATTTAACAGGATCGGTTTCGGGTTACACGAGTACTTTAAAAAACGATGTGACGAGTGATTTTAGTCAGATCACCAAAGATACAGACCGAGAGTCAGGTAAAATGAATAAACAAGTGAGTCAAAATTATGCAGATATGCAAACCTTTGCGGCGGGTCGTACTCAAACTACATTATCCACGACAAATGACCACTTTTACAGAACCGCAACATCAGCTATTAACGAATCGAGCCGGATGTCTAAAGAGGTGTGCCAAGATGCTCAACAAATCCAAAACGTCACCACCACTGAATTTAGTCAGCTATCTGGGAATGTCAATCACTCGATGGGTCAGGTTCAGAGTACCGTCACCACCTCATCTAAACAGATGGCTAACGATACAAAAATGGGTGCAACGGATATGGCTAAAGGTTTTGATAGGGGTATAGGAGACATCGAAAAAACAGCAAATGTGGGATTAAATAACGTGACTCGTCAATTTAACGGTTTCAGTCGATCCATGCGCCCCGAAGGGACGACGGCTGTTAGAGAGTACACCACCGGGATGGGGAGCCAACAACAGCCGTTAGTGGCAAATGCGGTTCATTTGATTAATGCGACGTCACGACCTTTTGCCAACCTGGCACAAACTTTGCGTACCCATGGCCAAAATGCAGGTTTAGGATTTAATAGCGGCTTAGCCGCATCAGCAAACCGTATTTATACGACGGCTAACAGCATTGCGAATAACGTGGCTAAAACCATCCAACGGAGCCTAGATATTCATTCCCCGTCTAGGGTGATGTATAAACTAGGTGGTTTTACAGGTGAGGGGTTCGTCCAAGGATATGCGTCTCAATACAAGGATTTAATAGACTGGGTTTCGAGATATTCGGACGCCTTACAAAATCAAGAATATGAAGTCGCTTCATCGTTTACAACCGATAACCGACAGTTAACTCAAGGTATTAACAGTTCGTTAGAGAGGTTAAGCTCCGACGTTAAAAACAGTGAGTCTGCACAAATAACGGTGGTTATCGAAGAAAGCTGGGATGGTCAAGACGTGTATCGGTATGTCAAAAACCAAGATGCCAGAATGGAAAATAAAATAAAATTAATCCGCAGATGATGGGAGGGAGACCTTTGGATTTATATATTCAAAAAGACGAGGGTAGTTTTAAGCTCTCGTCTTTTGGTTTAAACGTATGGGATATCAAAACAACGAATGCTCCTTTAGAGGTTGACCGAACTAGAATTAAAGGAAAAAATGGATATTTATTTAAAGGGGCAACGGCAACGGAGAAAATAATAAGGGTTGAGGCAAGTTATTACGCTAGAAATGTACAAGAAGACGAGGATAAGCACGACACTTTAAATGCTCTTTTTGCTGGAGATCAACCTTTCTATGTCACCAAAATGTTCCCTCCGGACGGACTTTACCAGTATGAACGACCTGGGCAATTCACTACCCAGTCATTAGTGGCTCATGAGATGCAAAAATATCGAAATGAAGTCCTGTTAATGGGAGATATTGAGTACGATTTTAGAGGTAAGAGTCATCGAGGTCTATTAACTCATTGTGTCTTTACCTTTGTGACACCTAGGTACCCCTTCGGAATGACAATGCCCTGCGATGAAGAACTCACGGGAGCTTCATTCATCAGTTATTGCGGAACTGCACCTTGTAGCCAATTGGAATGGCCATGGTTCATTGAAATTCAATCAACAGAGAGTCAAGGAAGCCAATTCGTATTTACACTCGGTCAACAAGCATTTAAGTATCATGGCACACGAAACATTGTAAAAGGGGATAAGTTTATCCTGGGAGGGATGTATTTTACATTAAACGGCTTAAATATCAACGATCAAACGAATACCCCTTATTTTGAGCTCCCTGCGACTCAAACAGGGCAGGTTTCGTACAGTTGTGATCTGTTAAGCCAGGTATTTATAAGAAATAAAGTCGAATTTTACAGGTAGGTGTTGATATGATTACCTTTAGAAATGTAAAGGGTGAACCTTTTTTGGCGTTAGCGGATTTAAACTGGACGCATCAAGTCAACGGGGAAAAGACCTTATCGGGAACGATCTATAGTAATGAAGCCGTTCTATATGACATTGACCGAGGTTGGAAAGTGGAGTTTGAAGGAGAAATTTACTACATTACGTACGCTCTACCCACGGATTACCGCGGCTCGGTGACGGTACAATTTGATGCCATCCACGAATTTTTTTATTTATTTGGTAAATCGGTGGTTTATCAAACGATCAACGGATCCCATACTATGAGCGCTTATTTAGACTTTATTTTTCAAGGCAGTGGGTATCACTATTCTTTGGGCGTTGCGGTGCCGGCTTTTGAAAAAGAAAACTTCGGAATGCAAAACCGTCTGTCACTTTTTAATAACATTATTAACAGCACAAATGTTGAATTCGAGGTAATCGGAAAAGAAGTCCGGATCGTTGAAAAACTAGGGAGTGACTTATCGACGATAGTCCGAAAAGGGTTTAACATGCAAGAACTAGGGCTTGAGTACAACATTGGGAAATTTGTGACTCACGTTCGGGGTTTTGGGGCCTTTTACGACCCTGAAAATGAGCATCTTGGGCGCCTAACGGCTCAATATACGAGCCCTCTAGCCGAGATCTACGGAATTTTAGAAGCTGATCCCGTGGTGGATGAACGATTTACTCAATACCAAAGTTTGCTTGATCGGCTTAAACAACTAGTCGACTCGTCTTATTCGATCTCTGTCAACTTAAGTTTAGAGGACTTGCAACGAGAGGGGTATCCCTATGCCTTACCTTGCCCTGGCGATTATATACTAGCTATTAACGAGGACTTAAATTTTAAACAAAAGTTAAGGATAGTGGGTGTTGAAAAGTCGCTTGATGTCAAAGGGGACGTCATCGAACATCAAGTGGTTTGTAGTTCCTTAAGTGCGGCCGATGAAAAAAATAAAGCGGATGCCGATAACTCTCAGTTGTGGCAGGAGATAGGCAATGGCGTACGACCCATCCCGAATGAGTGGTTAACGAATGCCGTCAACCAAGCCACGCAATCTCTTTTAGCTGCCCAAACTGAGTTGAGGTTTAAACATAATGGAATCCTGGCGGTGGATAAATCTAACGCAAATCGTGTCGTGCTAATGAATTCATCGGGGATCGGAATCTCGACCGACGGGGGACGAACGTTTGAGAATGCCTTAACGGCTCTCGGTTTAAATGCAAGTGCCATCTACACGGGTATCTTGAGAGCAATTAATATTCAAGGGGCTGCCATTAGAGGGGGTACCATTGAAGGGACTGCGATTACAGGTGGATCCTTTGAGACTCAAGTTTCAGGAGCGAGGCGAATGCATCTAACGGGGACTTCTTTGACTTTTTATTCAAGTACGGGTGCGGTTTCGGGGATTCTAGCAGGAGGCACCAACACCGGCACTAATCAATGGCAGATGCATTTTTCTGCCGCAAACGGGAGTAATATCGCGTTAGGATCTCAGTCCGTATCGGGTGGGGATTATACTAACAGGATCGTGATTCATAGTGGGGGTAATGCCCACATTGCCCAATCGCGAACACTTTTTAATCAACACAATATTGAAACGGCTCAGTTACTTAACTGCACGGTAAGAGCGGGGAATTTTACAGTTAATAATAATGTGAACTTCCAGGTCTGGTCGCACATCAACATGAACGGTTTTTCCATTATAGGTCAATCCGATATCAGATTGAAAAAGAATGTGCGCCCATCGGTTGTTAACGGCATCGCTGAGACGAAGAAAATAGCCATGATTGATTTTGAATGGAAGGCCGATTATCGACCTAGCCAAACGCAAGAAGTAGAAGAGGTTAAAAATGATGATACCGCTGAAATTTCAGCTAATAAAAATGTTTTATCCAGGCGTAACCCAACCGATACGCAATTTGGAATCATGGCACAAAGCACTGGGTTTTTAAGTGAGCTGGATCCAACCGGGGAAACCCACTACTTGGTCATTGATCAAACCAAACAAATCCACCTAAACACTAAAACGAATCAAGAATTAATCATGATTGTTGAAAACCAAGAACGAAGAATCAAAGCGTTAGAAGATTTTGTATTTAAATCACAAAAAGAAAAGAGTGGTGTAGAGTGACCTACGATTTATATTTAGATATTTCTAAAAATAGTGTCCCTTTCAAACCTAATCCTGTTATTTATGGACGGATAGGTGATGCGGGATTACAATCCGTCACCGTACACGTGTTTGATAAAGGAGAGGTATTGAATTTAAATGGGTTGACGATTAGCTTTAACGGGATGACGCCAAACGGGGCGCTTTTTACCGATTCGGTAGGGGTGACTAACATTAACACAACCGCTGGTTCTTTTCTTTACACGTTCCCCAAACATGTGTTTGAATCAGTCGGTGCTTTTAGGTTAGCTCATTTTACCTTGACTAATGTTATCGGTCAAGCAACGACACAAGATTTTAGTTTACATGTCTTGGATACGGTTGACATGACCGCAAAAGAGGCGGAAGTTATTTTAGTTGGCTATAACCAACTGGTGACTCAACTACAAGACATCGCGAATCAATTTAAAGAGGATCTAAAAGACCAAGCACACGAAGAATTAAGGACGCTACACGCCTTAATCCATGAGTTTATCCAAGACCCAGCGTGGGATCGAATGGAGGAGCTAGCGCAAGCGTTTGAATCCCTTAAGACTGAAATCGAAAGTGTGACGGCACAGTTAGCCAATGAAATTCGTCAAGATTACGAGGAACGGTTAAAAGTGATTCATCAAACCATTAGCGAAACTCAGTTACAAGTTGACCTGCTAAAAGCTCAAATCGAAATGAATGACATAGTGACTCAAGATGAGTTTAATCAATTACCCGTCAGGCGCAGAATCCAAGTGACCGATTGGGATGCGCTTGATAACACAGTACTAGGACTACGACATGGTGAGTCAGTCATGGTCTATGCCGACACAGGGTCGTTAAATAGCCCTTGGGGCGGTATAAATTCCATGGCTGGGATTGCTTATTTAACATCCAATAATGGGGATCACATTGCTATCGAGGTTTATCGGTCAAGCAATACCGTCACACGAGATCGTAAAGCGATGCGATTCCGAGGCTTTAACGGTTGGGGCGAGTGGAAATATGGAGCGGACACAGCAACACGCTTACAAACACCACGGACGATCAATGGTGTAGCGTTTGATGGGTCTACAAACATAACTGTCACCGCTGATCCAACTACGACCCGAATAGCTGCAAATGCTGATTTGAATAGCATCCTTACTCCTGGAAACTATAATAATCCATTAATAGCGGAGGCCACAACCATCGCCAACACCCCCTTGAACGAAGCTTTTAGTTTGCAAGTTATACGTCACGGAGCTAACGATAGTTCTGCAGGTACTCAGATATTTACAAATTTTCAAAATCAAAATTCAAACTTTAGACGATTTATACGAAATCGGAATGGAGCAGTGTGGGGACCTTGGTTTGAGTTACCAATGACGATGGGAACGGCCAGAACTTATGACATGTCAGTGACAAGAGCTGATCAGTTAGCTGTTCCTCGAAATATCGTGCTCAATGGTGATATGAGTGGTAATGCATGGTTTGATGGATCTGGTGATGTAAACATTAGGACGACATTAGATAGACAAGGTTGGTTTAACTTAACACCTATCAACGGGACGTCCAGCCATTCTACGGGAGCTACTCCTCAATATTGTAAAATCGGAAGCGTGGTCTACCTAAGGGGGGCGTTTACCAATATACGAAACGAGTACACGGTTTGCGCCATCTTACCTGCTGAATTTCGCCCAGTCGGGCAAAATCATTCCTTTGTCCAGAACACGTCTAGGGCCAACGGGATTACTTATTTTGTTCGCTGGACGATCAAGACTAACGGAGAGATTGAACTCGAACGAGTGAATCGAACAGACGGTTACGATGCCGGGAATTGGTTCCCCGTCCACACTTCGTTTGTGGCGGGATAGAAAGAAAGGAGAGATAACATGTTAAAACAAGTTTACCGGTATGATCTAGAGTCAGGTGCTTTTGTAGAGCCGGTTATTTTAGGAGAAGGCGTACCCATCCCAAATGATTGTACAGAGGTAGAGCTACCTACCCCTAACTGGAAACCCATCTGGGACGGTGAGAAGTTGATGGAGACCATCACACCAGGGGAATTAGAGGATTTACAAAAACCGAAAGAGCTAGAAGAAATAGACGAACAGACCCAATTAAAACTAGCGTTGGCTGAGGTGGCAGAAATGCAAGAAAAAGAAAAAATAGCTACTCAATTGGCGATTGCAGAGTTAGCTGAACTTATCATGAAAGGGGGTGCTTAAGAGTGGTAAAGATCTACTACGATTTGATCCGAGCAGGGTTAAGGAAAGTTGAGGATGTGCCAATTCTTTGGCGTGAGGAAGTCGCGACTATGTTAGAAAGTAAAGAGGTGTAAAATGGAAAATACAATCAAAATTTTAACGGGAGTTGCTGGTATGGTAACCTCCTTTTTATTTGGAGGTTGGACGGTGCTTCTACAAACATTAGTCGTTTTTATGGTGATTGATTACGTGAGTGGGGTAGCGGTGGCTAGTTATTTGAGAGAATTAAATAGTCAAATCGGCTTTAAAGGGATTGCGAAAAAGGTGA